TCATGTTTTGCCTATTCTTAAAAGTTTAAAATTAAATTGTATAAGATATTTAGATAGAAATCAAGTCTTAAATTATTTTTTTGCTGGAATTTCCATGACCTTGTACAACACTGGATTATCTTTACCAGGTTTCTGAAATATGGCATAATTGGCACCAGGTTTGAACTGATCCATTTCTATCATTGTATAACCACATTCTTTGATTATTTTAGTCATGGCAGATTTGGTGTTGTAATTCCAATAACCACGTTTTGATTCGTGCAAATCATAATCATATTCGCAGTTGGCATAATGTAGAAATACATAACCACCTGGTAATATAACTCTAAATATGTCTTTGAGATATAATTTTATGTGCTGTTGTGTAAAGAAAGGAAAGGTATCCCAACTGAATACAAAATTAACAGCATTATCTGGAATATCTGGACAAGCAGTCCAATTAGTTAGATGAAATTTTAGATATTGTAAATGTGGAGGATTGAACAGTTTTTTTATTTTGGTTTGGCAGTGTGGAACAACATCAACAAAATAATTCAATCTCCATGCTAGAAAACATTTACTAAATGTTCCATATCCAGGACCTATTTCTAAACTATTACATAGATTAGCTGCTGAACCTGATTTAGCAAAATGTCCTATTTTACTCTCTATACGATCAAATAATATTTGATCATGTAATAAATCTTTTCTTGCATGTCGCCATTCTAAATCAGCAGCATACCAATCTTTGGTTTTATCCAATCGATCTATTTGATCTTGGTTATTAATATCTACAACAGTTGCTAAATTTTTGAGTATTTTTAAATTATCATCAATAAGTTTTTGAAAATCGTGTCCTTTAATTTTTTCTAATTTCTCTATTAATAATTTAATCTCTTCTATACTTAACATATTAAGCCATCTCAAATAGTTTGTTAAATGTATTAGAACTCTCTGTGGATCTTACGTCCCATTCCAGCACACCGATTAAGTTTTCAATCTTGCCATCTAACACACTCTCTTCCATACCATCACTGTCAAATGGTAACTCTTTGAACCATTCTGGCAATCTCTGTTCATCCACTGGATATGCTATAGAAGTATAACCTAGAGGATTATTCTTTAATTTGCATACAATCACTTTAGCACCATCTAGAATAGGCATACTATATTTGTCACTATACATCTCTCTGCATCGATTCCAATTAATAGAAGCTCTCACATGTCCTGGCATATTGGTTTTGCCTTTTTTCTTTTCTTCTTCGTGATATTCTGTAATGTTATTGGCACGTTTGGGAGAACCTTTTTCCCAACCTGGTCTAGATTTAAACTCTGCTCGGAATTGTTTAATTTTATCTAGAACTTCTGTTTCAGTTTTACCTACCAGCACTAGATACAATACTTCACTTAAAAAATCTTGTACAAATACTGGAGTATCTGAACGTTTAAGATCCAATCCCATGGCTTTTACTTTGCCTTCTTTGCCTGCTGTGTCCACACGCTCATTCTCTTTGTCAAAATATAGCAGTGCATATCTTTTTTTAGTTATAAACAATCCTTTGGATGCTACTAATTCTCGTCCTGCTCGTATCACATCACCTCGTGTTTTGGGACAATGGAATGCTCGAGTCATGAATGCTGAGAATGTTTCATTTACTTCTTCGGCTATTTTATCATAGAGAGCAATAATATTCTCTTTGCCCCATGGTATTTGTCCACCTTCTATTTCTTTTTTTAATGTGGCATAAGCAGAAAAATACACCGAGTCAGTATCACCATATATCACACTCTCGCCCACGTGATCATACTTGCCTGCAATAATTTCATTGGTCTTAGCAGCCATATGTTGTGTAATACATCTGCCTGTTAGTGTTACTGATTGTCCTATACGCATGTCAAAGAAACGACAACCTGGATTTAGAATTGCACCATACAGAGAGTTTAGATTAATTTTTTTAACAAGTTGTCTTTTATCCCAAAACTCTCTTTCAATAGCATTATCTCCACACTCACTCATTCTTTTTTGCATGTCTTTTCTTTCAGCATACCATCTTTTTAACAATCCTGGTATTACGCCCTCAAATTCATATGTGAATATGGTACCATTGGCAGAGATCATCCACTGTCTGTTACCATCAAACACAAGATCATACAGTTGTGCTGCACTCATTCTCACACTGGTACCATCTTCCCAATCAATGATTAACTCTGTGCCTTTGTCTCTGTTCATCACTGCTTGATATTCCCAACAACCAAACTGTCCTTCCCATGCTGTGGCAAATGATTTGCCTTGATGTTTCGCTCTGTTTATTTCTGCTGATGTGATCACTGGGCGTATCTGTCCTACGATAGTTTCTGGACCCATGTTCAGAGCTCGAATCACAGCTGGGTACAGTGAATTTATGTCCACAGATCCAATCCAGTCATGTATGCCCTTTTTAGGGTATGCTACATACGCTCCTGCTGCTGATTCCACAGGCGCTGATTCATCTCTTTTTACTCTGCCTGGCACTATCATGCCTCGACGATGTGCTTCATTGATAATCGCTTGTTCTGTCACTGCCACTGCTCCCATTGTGGTTTGTAATAACACAGTGTTCTGATGTGCGATCTCATTCGCTAATTCAATAAATTTTAATTTCTTTTCTAATTTTGCTAGTAGATTACAGTCTTGTCGGTTGTATTCTATAAACATTCCAAAATCATTGTTGTACAATTGATCCAGTGATCCTTCATACACAGTTTTCTTCTCATCCAATTCCCATTCTCCTATGGCATCTAAACGATAACTGTGACGTTCTTCATAGGTATATTTCCTGTACAATTCTAATAAATCTAGATGTACTCGACCAATTAAATCATAACTGATTTGCTCTCTGCCATATTTCTCAAATGTTCTTTTTTTAGGTTTTTCTCCCCAAAAACATAATCTTCTTGTGTCATCTGAACTCAATACTTTCTGTATTCTTCCTACAACATAGGGTATATCATATCCTTCCGAGTTCCAACCGCTGATAACATCTCCTTCATCCACTAGTGTTAAGAAAGCATCTAGCATGTCTTTTTCTTTTTCAAACAACATCACATTGCTGAATCTTTCCACTTGTAGTTTGGCATCTGCCATGCTCAATCCTTTAGGAGGTATAGCAAAAGTTACGAGCTGGTCAGTCCAGTTGAGATAACAAGTAATTGCTGTTATGGGCATAAATGGATCATCTGTGGTAGAATATCCACGTTGTGGATCAAAGTCCACTTCAATATCAAAGAACACCACATTGAGTTTAGGAGCATCTTTACCTAAATAATTTTCTTCAAGACAACGAAATACAGGATTAATATCTTGTTCGAACAATTTTTTATTGCTTCTAATTTTTTGTTCTTTTATAAATTCTTTGAATGTGCTACAAGAAACTTTCTGTAGAGTTTCTCCATGTATGCTTCTATGTTTGCCTCGAGGATCTGGATAATAGAATACATATCGAGCATCATAATCCACAAATCTTCTCTGACCGTTGGCATCACGTTCTACTACCAACACCTTGTCGTCATCTCTGCGATAATAAGCGTCTATGTAACTCATTTAAAAAATACTAGATAATTTCCGATACAATTCATTATTGTAAACCAACTGGCCAACATAGTTATCCATAGGTTTCTTCTACGATAAGCAGAATAGGCCATGGTAGAGGATCCTAACAGATAAAACGGAAACACGAAATTCATTTGAGGGTGTGGACTAGTGAATGTCAGCACTAAAGAACCAAATATAGTGAATATCAAAGAGATCAGCTCATAGTAAAATGCTACACGATCTGTTCGATAACTGTTGACCCAAAATTGTCTTACAATACCATACACTAGATTTTGCCTGCTGCAGTCAATATGCTGTCTAACATATCCATATCATCAGCCACAGCTTTGTAATTGTCTCGGTGAGCGATAGAGATGGCTTTGTTAATCAATGCTGGTTTAAGTTCTAATTCTTCTGATAGTGCTTTTACTGTGTCTTTAAGACCAGCTTTAAGATCATCTATCTCTCCTAACACCTGTGATCCTTCTTTGATCAGTTGTATTAGTTTGGTTTTTTCTGCTTCGTTGAAATTTCTTCCTGACATTTTTTCTCCTTTGTAATTGTTGTTATGTATTATATAACTCTAGGACAATTAAATCAATTACTTTTTCGAAGATTTAATAATATTATTCCAGTGAGATTCAAACCAAGTTTTTAAATTACCTTGAATTGCTTCTGGTAAGATCAACTCGCCTGATGTTTTGGAATAAGTGACGCCTTCTAAAACAGCCTTTATTGCTTCATTTTTGGTAATTTTTTTCTTCTCTGCTGATTTTAGCATTTCATAGTAGTCTGGCCTTTCATTTAGATGGTCTAATGCGATTTCCATAGCTACTTCAAATTGATTGGTATGCTCAGATTCTACTCTTATGCCCGCCTTTAATTGATCTAAAATATACTTTGTAGATTTATTAAATTTTTTTGCAATATCTTGAATAGTGGGTGTGGGTTTATCTAATAGATTTGATTCTATTTTAGGATTAGGATTTACTGGAGATGGCCTTGAATCCTCTGATTCTCCCATCATGTGTACAGGATCTTTTACAAAATTTTTAATTCTTTTTAATCCTCTTGAACCTGCACTGATTGGTCTTTCTACCTGTGCATCAACATCCACAGTGCCATGGTCTTTGAGACGCATCATATCATCTAGATATTGTTTGTATGAAAAAATAGGTATCTGACTCATATGCTTGTATTTATTGCCAAAGCACCATCTTGAAACGTTCTCGTTCTATGCCAAAAAATTCAGTTTTCCAAGCACTCTGTTCAAAAAAACCTAGATGATGCCACTCAGATTTCCTACGAATCATCTCTACAGCAGCACGATCCCAATCTATAGACAATAAAAATTTTTCAATATGCATTTTTTTATCAGCAATTTCTTGGTAATCAAATCCGTCATACTCCCAATGCAGTAGCTCAAACACATTGCCATCAGAGTCCACATAGTCTATACTGATGTCCATACCCCATTTGGGACGCATTTTTATTATTTTATAAATCAAATTATTGTGTCGAGCCCAACCTTCTAGTTGTGCGAGAGCTGCTCCAATATAAC